CGCAAGCGCGGGGACACGGCTTCGAGCCGTGATTACGTCTTTTAATAACGAGGAGATAATATGACTATGGCCCGCGACCGTTTCTCGTCCTACGGTACTCTGCTTGCAGAGTCCGAGGTTGGAACGGCTTATACGGAAAAGAAGCTCACAGAGTCTGGTACAATAAGTACCGTTGGCTCTCGCGGAATCTTTTATGGTGTGTCAACGCAAACTGGGGGAACCCGGTTGGCAGATAACACATCCCACATAGTCGATCTACCAGGCTTACCCAAGAAGATTCAATTCTTCAAGGATGTCTGGCATAAGAGATCATCTCGCTCTACCGTCGGTTCAGAGTCACTCACATGCACTCCTTGGAGGGCATACGGTGGTTATGAATCTTACCGGTATGTGTTCTGGTCGAAGGCTCAGCTAACGGCCGCACAGAGGTTGTATTACTACAATCAATCTGCGCAGATAGAGCCCCTGTATACTAGTATCCTTCCTTCCATCTTGGAAGAAGGTTGCACGAAGTGTATGGAGCTCAAGGACACTCCTCGTTCGGATGTGCGGATCGACATTGCTGCCTTCATGGCAGAGGTCGGGGACTTTCGGTCCCTTTACACATCCCTCAAGGGCATAGGCTCTCTCTTCTCACACCTGTTAAAAGGTGGTCTGAAGAATTACGCCCATGTGAGTAAAGCCTTGGCTGCAGTGAGCGCTGATGCGCGACTGCAGTGGAGCTTTGCAATCAAGCCTCTCCTCGCTGATGTGAGGAAGCTCGCAAACCAGGCAAGCGCTATAGATAAGCGTATAGCCGAATGGAATGCGGCAGCGGATGCGAAGAAACACTTCGTAATTACTGTTGATATGTCTCACCGCTTAGCGGGAGAGATACCCTCGAGCCGTGTTTGCACCACCTCTATACCCCACTCGGTGGGAGAGGCCTGGTTCTACAAACACGATTGGTACTCGTACGTTGACTATCAGGAATCGCACTCTGCGAAACTCCTGGTCCATTTGGGCTTTCGGCCTGAACGGATTAAGAATGTACATTTAACAAAGTCGCTAATGCATTTAGATGCACAAGGCTTTGGTGATGTCTTCTCAACTGCTTGGGAATTAACTCCCTTCAGTTTCTTAGTCGACTACGTATATTCAGTGTCAAAGTTCATCCAGCAATTGGATGTAACTCTGTCTAACCTCCCAATGTCAGGCGCTTACTGTGCCTACTCACTGGAGACGAGGCGTGACACACTGTGTACCGTGCAGGAGTCCGGCGGTATCGGAACATCAACGCAAGTTGATAGGACCTACCAAAGGAAACTTCTGCCACAACTGCCAGTCGTTAATACTGCTGACAGTTTCTTCGGTCTCAGGACCGAACTCCTAGAGTTTAGGATGCCTAAAGACGGGCAACTCCTAAATATCCTGGCACTTATAGTCGCATTTGCGACCAATAAGCGGAGGTAATATCGCCTCATTAATAATAGTCTAGTTACATATAACAAGGAAGCTACATGCAACCAAACGTCATAACGCTGACGACAAGCGACAGTCAATCAGACTTCGTAACGGGAGGTAACTCCCGCTCATACTCCAAAATAGAGCAGGGCCTTAAAAGCTCTCTCTATTCAGATCCTACTCGCGAAACTGAGGTCCCAAAGACCTTATTTATCTCGCATGAGTTAGGATTGGGTGGAACCCGCCGCAATTCTGCTATCATCCTGAAGGATTTCGAAAGAGATTCGGAAGATGCTACCCAGATTGGCTTGAATCAAGTATTGATCAAGCATTCGGTGGACGTGAAGGTAGTAACAAAAGCCGCAATGGCCAAGTTACTCCTCGAAGCCGGCGCCCTGCTTATTGCAGCCGCTAACCGGCCTGGTCTCGCTCCCAACACTGATGCACTTAGCTGTGTATCTGGTAATGGTGCAGACGAGATCGAATCCACTCTGGACTTGAGTGACTTCCTAAACGGGGGTCACTAGTCCCTAGGCCCCCGGCTGGAGAGCTTCGCTCACAGCTACGGTCACGTCGTGACTGGGGTCTTAGAAGACGACTCGAAGAGTCGCCACTCTGTGCCCTAGCGGCCAACAGAGTGTGGAGTGTTATTAATCAGCGTATGTGATTATAGGTTGAGATAGCTTGAGAGGTACGTCATATGACTAACCTGAAAAGCATTGGCTCTATATGGGCCATCCTTGCCGAAAGATTCGGCGCTGATACACGAGACATTCAGGTCTTCAACCGAAGACTAGAATCCAACGGTGCATCATTCCTATTTGGAGATCTCCCACAACTGGGAAGGTCTTTTGATAGGACTCTGATTACGGGGGAGCCACTGAGTTACTCAGCTCGCTTTGCCCGCTGTTCAGCAGAGACAAGGTATCCATTATTCCTCAACGGACTCTTCAAAAAGGTCTTAGAGAAGGATGGACACCTGAAAGTTGATCCCGAACCGATACATATCAAGCAATTGCGGCAATTATTGCTGCTTTGCTATAAGACAGAGGTACCATATAATGAGATCGTTAATGATCAGGCTATTGCAGATTTTACTGCAAGAGATAGCTCCCTTACTGACAAAGAACTTCCCGTCAAAACGGAAGAGTTCAAAGCAGCGAAGAGACTAATGGCGCGTATTCTAGGGGTCTTGGACCCCCGGGATATACGTCCACGCCATGGACCAGGTGCCACTTCATGTGGTACTGATAACTGGTCCAAGTATCATTCGTTTCGTTACTTCCCGAAGTTGGATAGAGTATATCCCTACGCCGAGCACTTCTTCTTTAACGCTAGTCACTTATGTGACGAGCTTCAGAAGTTGTATGATAGCGTAGTTGTCGAGAAGCCTCACGCTAAACTGGTGTTGGTCCCAAAAGACCAACGGGGACCGCGGCTTATATGCGCGGAACCAAGAGAGCACCAGTTTATCCAGCAAGGTCTGATGCGCTTACTCTATAAACATATAGAGAGCCATCCCCTCACAAAAGGATTCGTGAACTTCACGGATCAGACCATTAATGGTCGTTTAGCCGAAGAAGGAAGCATATGGAAACATAACGCGACCCTCGACCTAAAAGATGCGAGTGACCGAGTTAGGAGCGACCTAGTACGTGAACTAGTACCACCTTTGTGGTGGGAATGTTTAGACGCGTGTAGGACGGCGTACGTTGAACTGCCCAATGGGCAGGTGTATGGACCCATGGCCAAATTTGCGCCGATGGGGTCTGCAGTGTGTTTCCCTATTGAGGCCCTGGTTTTCTGGGTCTTATTGAGGAGTTCACTCAACGTAGATGTGTATGTCTATGGAGACGACATCGTAGTACCTATTGATTGCGCAGAACGCGCATGCCATATCTTGGAATCTTATGATCTCAAGGTAAACGTTGATAAAAGTTGTTACAAAACCCCTTTTAGGGAGTCTTGTGGTTATGACTTCTTCAACGGGAGCGACGTTAGTTACGTCAAACTCCGGCAGGTACCCAAGGTGGACGATCTACAGTCCGAGGTCTCCTTGGTAGAATTCGCGAATCTTATAAGCGAATCCTACGGAGAGTCACTAGGCACCTCTGTACAGCACTATGTGGACCATTTATACGGTCCACACTTCGTGCATCCAGAGGGAGGCTCATTATGCTATAAAGGTAGTCCTAGAGCCAGCAATGATGTCTTCTTTCGAAGACGCTGGAATCGGGATTACCAAGTAGTTGAGTACCTTATACCTAGTGTTTATGTTCGCAGTTGGGTGCCTCGCGGCAATCCAAAATATCACTGGTGTGAACTACTCCGAAAGGAGCTCACATCCAGCGGCGAGCATTATAAACTCGGCCAATACGCTGAACCCAACAGCACCTTAAAATACGGGTGGAAGTCCCTGTAAAGGGAACCACAAGTCGTGAGACTTGTAGGGTCGAGCGGATCAACCGCTTGAAAAGGTGCGAGAGCTCTGCTTTCAAGCTACCCTAACTAGGTAAC